GCAGCCTCAGAGTAGTTACCTCGAAAGAACTTCCAAGCGTAGATTGCAAACGGACTAAGCGGTGTTTCGTGCGGGTAGATCGTCGCAGTAGTAAATAGGTAGCATAGACCAGTATCCTTGTAGATAAATCCGTGCAAAGCATCCTTGCTTTCATACTTGCGCAGCACTATTCTATCAGACAGGTGCTTAATGGCTATAAATTCGCCCTGTAAGAGGTCCAAAGCCTTGTTCCTATGGTTATAGTCATCCCAAGGAGTTAGACCGCTGTAATCGGCCTCTTTTGGCTTTATTTCGTCTACCTTTTCCTCGTAGTGAAAATATTTGCATAGATTAATTAACAAATCGCGTTCTTCTACGGAAATTTCCTGTATTTCCTCGTAGGACAATTCGCTTACCTGATTATCGTAGATGTAAATATATCCACCAGTTCCCCTAGTTTCAATCAAGGCTTGAGAATGTCCCTTAAGAGTTGCAAGCTTTCTGTTTCCCTCTACCTTTTCGCATCGGTAGATAATGTGGTATCCAGAGTTAACAGTCTTATAGATTACGAACTTTCTAGCGAAGTCGTCTATGTAATCTGAAACGAATGCAATAAACTCATTCCAGAATTTCTTACCCTCTTGTACACTAGGGAATACTTTTAAATCTATGTCTATACATTCAGTACCATAAAATCCTGTAATAATACCATAACCTTTAGTTTTAGACTCTAGCCGTTCTAACTCGGCTTTTTCTATCTTTTTTGTCTGGTATTCCTTCCATAAAATAAGCGGTTTTTTGCCTTCTGATATGGGCATTACACTGAACCCTGAGTTCAGTAAGTTGATTGCTCTACCTAGTGTTACGTTCATTTTGTTTTTTACAAAGTTTTGGAAAAAAGGGGGGGGGTAGGGTGTTTTTTGGCTAAAAGTGTACACTTAGTTTACACTTAGTTTACACTAGAGTGTAAACCCCTAAAACCGCTTATACGCTTTAATTTGACCGATTTTTACCACTTTTTTGGCTTAGGTTTACAAGTTTACACTTTTTTCTGTAATGTATTTTTTTTTGACCACTGAAAATTTATTTTTTTTCATTTTTGTCAAAAAGTGTTCAAAGTGTTCACTTATTGCGATTGGAGCGAATTTAGGCCGATTTTGGTTTACACTTAGGTGTACACTTAGTGTAAACTTGTGTACACCTCTGATCTCATCTTTCGAACCCAATATTGAACTTGGCCATAAGGTAATTCTAGCTTGTAAGAAATATTAGCAATCTTCATTCCTTGTTCCCATAAACGCTGTACTTCTCTAAGATTTTTTATTGTTATTCCTTGTCTTCTGCGATGAGTTGTTAACTTTATGACTTCGCAGATTTGGTGATGTCTTAAACCAGTTCTTTCAGAAATCTGTTTGTAGGAAAAATCTAGCTTGTACATTTCAATAACCTTATCAGCATTTTTATAATGTTCTGCTGTGTACTTCGATCTCTCATTTGTCTTAAGATATTCCTTGTAAATGTAATTGTTTACAATGTGCTTGGATAATCCTAGAAATGTAGCAATATTCTTATTTTCAATCTTTAGTCTGTATTGTCTAGCTATTTCGTCTTTTTGTGCTTGTGTTAATGATGTCATTTGTCTATAAAGTTTTGTTTGTAGTATTGTTCTGCTAAATAAGGATGTGATTTGTATCCGTCAAGATATGCATTTATGATTTCATCCTTTTCAATCACCTTGGCATCTACTAGGATTTTGTACCAGGTAAGTTTATCCTTTGGTGTATCCCAGAGTTTCTGAAATAAGTAATCTACTGCTGTCTCTTTCATTTTACTATTTCTTTTAGTTGATTAAAAACTAATTCAGCTTTATCCCCCCAATACATTTCGCACTTTCCGTCTTTGATAGGTTCTTTTATAAAATAGGATTGTCTGTATTCATTTGGCTTTGCTGTAAACCTGTAGCAAGTTTCTTTCTGGGGACAATTAGTCCCCATGCACATCGTTATGTCCGCCATTATTTATAAATTTTATGTTATCCAAATCTATTTCTTCTTGATATGAAATAAACTTATCACAGTAATCGTATTCAAACGGAGTTTTTTTTAAATAATGCTGGAAATCATTCGGAATAGCCATAAATCTGTAGCATTTACTTCGAATCGGGCAATCTATTCCTTCGCACATTGTTATATCGCTCATGATAAAAGTTCTTTTAGATATTCTCTGCACTCTAAAATTCTTTCCTTTGCGGATTCAATCACCTGTGGATCGTAATCAATATCGAATTCCTTGATTCTGTATTGATTTTCCACGTGAGAATAGCTTACTGGCTCATCAAAAGTCAAGAAATCTGGAGTGTCCTGAAGCGTGTATACCAACTTAGCCTTTTTTAAGCCCGTCAGATGCATATAAACCTGAAGTTGATAGAAGTATCCAGTATCAGGACTTTGGTCGAACAGAGGGAAAGTAAAGCAGTCCCACGAGGTTTTAAAATCGTATACTATTCCCTCGTGGAAACAATCTGGAGTTCCTGTGAAGAAATCATCTTCAAAGTGTTCTAGATTCTTAATCATAAAATCCTTTTCCATTGCTACTGAGTAAAACTCAATTGACTGATCTTCCAAGGCCAAACCTTTTTGGATGTATTTGGATTTAATTTGCTTTTTTACTCCGTAAACCTGCTCTTTTACCCAATCTTCCAAGTAGCTTTTTGCTGTTTGCGATAAAGTTTCGTTTTTACTTCGCGCGTTGGTCATAATCTGACCAAGCGCACTTGCTCTGCATTTAAAGTTCATGATAATAGAAGTTTTTCGTTTTGTGCTGTTAAAATATAAACCGACTTAATTTGCTCTATGGAAACTTTTCCATTTGCCAAAGATTCTTTGGCGCCTTGCCATTTAACGTGAGAAGGATTTAATTCCTCTTTTTTACCACCATGGTCGTTAGTCGAATCTGGGTCTTTCGTATCGTCGATAAGGAAAAGCCCATTGAGCGCGTATTTTCGAGCATATGAGCTGCTACTTCCATAACTTTGTGCAATGTCCATACCTTTTCGGTTTGGATCAATACCAGCCTGCGCTCTTACCGTGCGACCTTCCAAGTCCTTTTGAATGCTTGCGGTTGCTTCGATAAATACTAAACCGCCAACTTCTTTAACCTCGTCGTCTATAGTTAACGTACATCCGTATTTAAGAAGCAAAGGTTTTACAGCTTCTAAAATATCCTCGCAGGATCGGTATTTATACTTACCGAACGCGTTGAACTGGTTCTTTGGAGCTTTAAGCTCGCTCTGGATTGCAATTAATTCTTTCATTTTGTGTTTGTGTTTAAAATTTTTTAGTTAATTCCTAGAAAAAGGGGAGGGGGGGGGGTAGGTTCGTGTTTTTTGAGCGTTTTAACTTGCGCGTACCTGAATCCGTATTTGTCCCAATACAACTCGAATGTATTCGAGATTGCTATTCGCTGTTCTCGCGAAACTTCGCCGTAGTTCTTGGCGATAAATTTGTCGATTTCCTCGTTAACGTATACCAGCATCTTTAATCCAATTTAAGTCTACAAATACTATCCACTGATTTCCTATTTTTTTAGGAGCCTGCACCCATTCGGCAGGAAAGTTACCTGATCTAATAATCTGGTGAACTCTGGTTGATTTTTCGCTAAAGCCTTTTAGAATTCCGTATTCCGTGGCTGACATCATTTCGTAAAGCATTTCTTAATTTCGATTTCTAATTGTTCAACAATAAATGGATCTAAAACAGAACAAATAGTTCTAAAATGGTCAGAGAATTTCTCCGTCAAATTATCGTAAATGTCCAGCGTGATTGATTTTCCACCGCCAAAATAAAGTTCTAAGGCGATTCCGTCGTTTTCAAACGATTCCAGTTCTAAGGTTAATCCTGACTGGTCTAAACAGTAATAATGATCTTTAAGCATTTTGTGTGTGTTTTAGTGTGATGTAAAATTATAATCTTTTGTAATTTGATGCAAGCGTTTGTACTTATTTATTTTCTGATTTCCACTAGCGGTAATTTTTTTGTTTGACTGGTTTTAATTTCCACTAGGGTTTTTCTGATTTTAATTTCCACTACCAATTTTAATTTCCACTACGTCCTGGATAATTTTAATTTCCACTAGGTTTTAATTTCCACTAGGTATAGATTTCGTCTATGGGTTTGGATTTCGTCTAGGGTTTTATATTTCCACTAGGGATTTTGATTTCCACTAAGGATTTAAGAAATTGTAATTTCCACTAGGATTTGGAATTTTGTAACCGGTTAGAACCAGTTCTAATTTCCACTACGGATTTTGATTTCCACTAGGGATTTTGGATTTTTTCCGTTTAAACTTTATTTTAATTTCCACTAACTATTTTATTTTACTTTGGTTTGGGTTTACTCTTTTTAATTTCCACTAAGTTTTAATTTCTACTAAGCGCGGCTAATTTTTTACGCTGGTTTAATCTAGCGGTTTTGATTTCCACTAGGGATTTATTTTTACTAGCAGTTTTGATTTCCACTAACTATTTTGATTTCCACTAAGCGTTTGGGTTTCGTCTACGCTTTTTGGTTTCGTCTACTGCTTTTGATTTCCACTAACTATTTTGATTTCCACTAAGGATTTTATTTAATCAAATCGGCCCATTTTTAAGCCCGTAGTAAAGAGATAAATTTTTATTAGTGGTAATCTATAGCTGAAAATTTCAACGTCTTAAAACGGCTTATTTAAAGCCGTCTATCTTTTGCAAATTAAATGCGACGCAATCCAAACCGAATTCAATCGAATAACCTATTTTTTCCAAGTCGTTTTTAAACTGTATTAAATTTTTGTAGTTCGCTTCCTCAGTAAAGTAACGCGCCAAAATTGCCCGTAAATTTACGGGCCATAATTCCGGGTATTCGAATAAATCAGTCATTTTGTTTTGTGGTTTAAGTTATAAATAAGAGAAGCTACGGCCGGAATCGATCCGGCCCAAAGTTCCAAAGTAGCTTTTATTTTACGGCGAAAATATCCGGCGAAGTTATTAGGTAGTTTTCCCACTCGTTACCGGTATTAAATAAATTATAATTAAAACTATTTTCGCTTAATTTATACGTTTTAAACGTACTTAATTCGGTTTGAATAGTAAAAACTCGCTTTGAGTAATTCGGGCGAACTAAAATAGTCCGGCCCGAAATAGTGGTATACTGTCTAAATGTAGATTTCATTTTGTTTTCTGTTTATGGATTTATACTAGTGGATCAAAAGCCCGATTTTATTATTACCAGTGAACCATTTTGTGGCGTTTAAATCTAGGTAGCTCGCGTCAGTATATCCGGCCGCGTTCATTTCGTCCATAGAATAGAAAATTTTTGAATGTCGCTCGGTTTCTTGGTTAATTAGTTCGTCGTTTTTACTACCTAAGGAAAAAATTAAATCGAAGTTTTCAGGGATCGCAAAATTTCCACGAATGAACGAATGCGATTTCGTATACGCGTAGAAACGTACGCCTGGATTTAATCTAGCAATTTCTAACCATTTAGCGAAGTATGCCGGGCTGTAGAAATCGCCGGAATCATGAATCCGGATATAAATTTGTTTTTTGTGTTTTTTATTTGTTTCCTTAATCAATTCCGTATCGATACGCTCAATAAAATCCGCTTCTTTACTTGCCGTGTACCTTTCGTGTAATGCAAGTTGAACGTTAGACCAGGCGTAAGCGCCTTTTTTAGCGTAACAAAGTTTTAAACACTCAGCCGCAAATGGACAGGTAATTTTTCCAGTTATTTTGTCATTACCGGCCGGAATCGAAAAATTAAATATTTTTACCCCTAGTTCATTGCCTGTTTTTACTAACTTACTATTTCCAGTTCCCAATAGTTTTTTTACTTCTTTTTTTGTTAACGTTTCCATTTTGTGTTTGTGTTTTAGTGTATACAATATTACAACGTTTTGTAATTCAAAGCAAGTGATTTAAAATATTTATTTTTATTAATTAGCGTATTGATTCAACCTAATTTTAAAAATTGTTTCTTGGATGTTGTAAGACTGAAAAACAATACCGCCTCCGAAACTTTTACCGCGGTAAATTCTACCGCCTAATTTTTGAGCTTTTTTAACCGCTAATTTATATTTTTGATCTAGGGTTAATCCTTCGCGCTCTTTATCAGTAATGAAGTTCAAAAAGTGGAAAACATATCTAGGGTTTCCGTTTATGTCGTTTGCTATTCTTGTAAATTCCATTTTGTTAGTGTTTTAGTGTTTTGTTGATTAGATTAATTTAAGCCCTAATAAATATCCGAGGAAAAATATTGGGGTGAATGCGATAATAATGTAAATTATTTTTGCGATTATTTTAAATGCTTTCTTCATGATTAAAACGCGATTTTGTCTAGTTCCATTCCGTATAAAATACCTATTGCAATGATTACGCCCATAATACCAAAAGCGATTAGGTTTGCTTTTGTGTTTTCGCTCATTTTGTTTCCGTTTGTTTGTGCTGTAGTGTTCATGTGTTTTTTGTTTTAGTGTTTTTGTTAGTTTTAAATCTTAAGTAAATTTACAAAGGTTTGTAGTTGTATGCAAGTATTTTGCTAATTATTTTTTATTTTTTTTTACTTTTTTTTTGGTTTCAATCCGCTCTTTTGCGGTTTGTTTGTGCCTTATCACTTATCAAATGTACAAAGGTTTGTAGTATCGTGCAAGCTTTTGTAA